CATTCCCACCAATGCACATAGCGCGATAAACGCGCAACCAACTGCTACCCCTAAGTCACTCATTAGTTATCAGCTCCCTGTATTTTCTGAACGCTTCTTTGTCGCCCAGAACTATGTCAATAAACTCCAGATACTGCTGTTCCAAGTACCTGTGCTTGATTACCTCAACAGCCATAGCCATCTGTTGCTCATGGTTGAGCGACTTCCAGTGGTACTTCTGGCTAACAAACGTGTCTAACATCTGATTTGATAACGGCTCGTATGACATCTCGCATCCTCCTGCGGCTTAACGTATATCAACACACCCCCAGAATCAACGCCTACAGTTATAATCGTTCGCTATAACCTAGTTGTAACTTATAATCTCATAATCAGGGTCAAGCTCTTTCTGCCTAACCTCTAGCCTGTAATGCTTGCCTATCTCTGCCCGTACCTGTCTGGTTGTCTTAAAGATAGCAAGGCTCTTTTCTCTCAGTATTTCCATGTGGCCCGCACCTAGCAACTGCTCACAAAGTCTTGCCATCTCTAGCGGGTTCTCTGTCGTCCAGCGGTGGTGGTAGTGACACATCGTGATCGCGTTGTCCATTGACCAGCGGACAGCCTTGTTGCGCCGCCCGTATATGTGACAGCACTCCAGCGTCTCCAGCTTGCCGCAAACCACGCACTCACCATCCCTGGCGCGTACCGCCTTGCTAAACCAGATGTCTGCTGAGTCGCGCTTAACCGCCATCGTTCGCGTGTTCCTTGGTAAACCGTCTTTCTCGGCCTATCGCCTTGTCAAAAAATTGACAGTGTATACAAAACCAACCGTGAAGCCTGCCGCCTATCTCCTCAAGGAATATCGGCAGGGTTTCAGTGTTGCACTTCGGACATCGTTTCTGGAGTAAATTCAATTTCATTTTCTTCAAAAAAAAGCGCCGTATGCCACGCCTCTACGAAATCGCTGACGGGCATCGCTACCGTCACGCCATCTGGGAACGTGTCTGTATAAACAACCGTGTGGTTTTTGTCCGATATATCAGTAATGCACCCGCCAATAGTCGCTGGCAGGAACACCACCATGCCCTTGTCCTTGGGAAGTTCTGCGGCAATAAGCATCACTCTGAGTTCCCCCATCTAGCCATGCGGATGTCGCACCGATACCGCGCCACTTCTCCGAAGTCCTTGTGCAGTACCAGCGCCGTAATGTCTCGGCCTGAGCGGTAGCCTTTACTTGCGTGCCAGGCGTCTTTGGCGGCGAGCGTCCTAAACGATTCTACCGTACATCCTCTCAACTCTGTTTTTCGTGAATGGTGGATATGGCCTACAAACCACATTCGATGCTCCGTAGCTCCCCACTCCTCAGCCTTGTCTGTTGCCATCAATTCGCCAAGGTCTGCGTGCTTTACAGTGTCGCCGTGGGTCACTCCGATCAGGCACTTGCCGAACTGCACATAGTTAAACTTTGAAACCGTAGGGTGAATTTCAACCCGTGGCTCTTTGGTAAAGTAGGCCGCTAAGAACGCTGACAACATGACTGAGCTATGGTCGTCGTGATTGCCGATGGCGTTGATGACCTCTACCTGCGGGTATTTCTTGAGTGCCAAATGGATCATATCCACCATAATCATGCACCCCAGCTTCAGCACTCTGGCCCATCGTGAGTCAACATCAAGCGCGTGTTTACTGCGGCTTGTCTGGTTGCTCTGGTTGTCAGCGTGGAAAAAATCGCCCAGGTTGCAGATCAGCGCCTTCTCGGCGTGCGGAGTAGCATCTAGTAATTTCCGTGAGGCGTTAAGTAGATCATCACGGGCGATCTGAGTGTCGAAGTTCTCGCCTGTCTCCTCTGACCACGCATACATCCCGATGTGTGGGTCGCCTATAGGGATAGCCACCAGAACATCATCTGCGTGCGCTTTTCGTTTGTTTAGCTTCGTGGGCTTGGCCTTGCCCTCATAATCCGACACCGCCTCCTTGATGGCCTCGTTGAGAGCCTTGAGCCGGTTTTCTTCCGTTAGCTTAGACTTAACCCACTGGCCTGTGGCTACGCCGTCATCGTTGTAATAGGTAGAAACCCCAGAGACAACAAACCCGTCAGGGACGGGCTTATTCATGTCATGATCTGGACTGTATCCGCGTTTTGCGGCCTTTTGCCTAACAGCTTTAACGTGGTGTTTAATGGCACCTCGGCTTAATCCTAAAATATCAGCGGCCTCATATTGAGACTTGCCCTGCACCATGCAGAGTTTTATCACCTGCTTTTGCTTCTCTGTGTCGCAGAACTCCAGTAACGGGTGATCCACTTTAGCCCCCTTTTTGATTCAGCCTCATATACTCTGAGTCGTCTGGGCAGGTCAGGTAAACTTCGTGATCTAGCGCCCAGTCCTGCACTTGATCCATAAAGTGCATCATTTCGCCTCGGTCTAGCCCGCTCGTTTCCTTTACCTGATCCTTGATGACTGTGTTATTGATTTGTATAGATTCAGTCCCCAAGAATTTGTATTTTAACAGCATTTTCATTTTTTCTTCAGTAACTTCTGCACCCCTCGAAGTAAAGTGCGCCGCCATCTCCCTGCACCACAAATGAAACAGTGCGTTCTGAGACAGCGACCTTTTCGGGATGAAGCGCGACACCTTCCACTGGACGGCATCCTCCCAATTCCATTCCTGCTCAAGCCATTGCCGGAAAAACTTCAGCCTCTGCTCAAGCTCCTGCTTGCTTCTGACCAGCCAAAACTCAGCCACGCTTTGCTTCCAACATTTTGTCCTGATTCTGACGCCAACGAATGCATACTCTGCCGCATTTCGGGCATTGCTCGTACTTCGTTACCACTTCTTTGTTTTTTGTTTCCTCTCTCGAAACAGTCATCGCCCCGCATGAACACTGCATTATTCGCTCCTCATCTCATGGTCAATCATCAAGTCGATGTAGTGCCTGGCCTTTCTCAGATCCTCCACGCCGCCCTTGTCCTTCCACCTAGAAACATACTTAACCACCGCGTGTTCGCAGATGCCCAGCTCGTTCTCTAGCGCGTACTCTAGCGGCTGTATCTTGAACTGCTTGTAGTGATTGCCGCCTACCTGATGATCCCAACTGCTCATAGCCACTCCATCTTCGGCGTCTTGCCGTGTTCGCCATGTCTGAACGCCTGCCCCTTGGACTCATAAAGCCGGATCGTCCCCTCAAAGGGTGCCTTTCTCTGCTTCGCCACAATCAGCTTTAGATCAGGCTCCACGTTTATAACCTCTTGCTCCTTGGTGCTTAGTGTCATGCCGTACTCTTGCTTTTGCTTGATCCGTGAGCGCCGCTTGTTGTGCCACACAATCAGTAGCAAATGAACCTGATCTACCAGCGAGCTTGAACCCCTGACATCGAAGCGGGTAGGCACATACTCGTCACCGCCCGTCGGCGGTTTTCTAACGTGATGAATAATACAGATGTGAATTTTCATGGCAGAGGCCAGCCCGATTAGCTGATTAAAAAACAACCGCTCCCGCTCAGCATCTTCCGTGACCCCAGTAAATTGCAGGTTGTCGATCGCTATCACCTTACAGCCACGCCGCGCCATTGCCACGATAGCCCCAAGGCACTGGATCGGACTAACACCGCCAAGGACTCTGTACCAATAAAAACGATCAGTCATCCACGCCGCAAACCGCTTGCCAAAGTCCCTAGTTGGGTTTTCTATTGCCGCGCTCTGCTTCGCCATGAGCTTGGCCGTGTCCTCAATGTCCATCTCAAAGGACGCAAGCCCAACCTTGACCTCCTTGGCCGCCCATAAAAGTATCTGGCTCAAGACTGTGCTTTTCTTGTGGCCGTTCACCCCTGCTACTAGCGAGACTTCGCCTAGCCTGAGCCTGACTTGATCGTGGGTTTGGGGCCATGGGAACCCGATCCCCGTGGTGGTGGGGCTTTCCTCTAGCCGCTCAAGGAACTGCTCCTCAAATGCGTCGATGCTGACAACATCAACGTCCTCGACCTGCGCGTAGATTTCCCGCAAGTCTGTATCCGTGAAGTCCTCGACCTCTTTTCTCGGTATGTTCATATCTCAAAATCACCCTCAGCGTCTTGTGTTTGTTTTTTTGGAAAGACAGATTTCCACCCGCACTCTATCGCCATGTCTATGGCTTGTCTTTGTTCCTCCTCTGTAAAGTCCTTCAGCTTGTTTGCCACTAACAAAAGCGAGCGGTCTGTAGTGGGTGCCTTGAACTTTTTACGATATGCCACCCAGTCCTTCCACGGCTCTATCGCCACACCCTTCGGCGGCGTAAAGCGACCATGTTTTCTCTTTGGTGGTTCTTTTGATGGTTCATTGATGGTTAGAGTGTCGGTTTCTACACTACTAGCGGTGCAGATTCCCTCACTACTAGCAATGTTGATTTCTACACTACTGGCACTGGTGTTGATTGCCGCACTAATAACCAGTTCATAGATCGTAGACTTGTTATATCTGCGAGTCTTGCGAATTAAACCAATAGCCTCGAAGTGCCTCAAGGCATTAGCGACAGCGTGCCGAGTGGCACAACTCCGTGAGCAGATGTCCTCATAAGACGGCCAGCACCGGTTGTCCTCATTGGCACGATCAGCCAGGGCAATGAGAATGGCTTTTTGAGTGCTAGTGATCCCGCTCACATGGTTAAGCGCCCAGTTGATTGCGGCGATGCTCATGCGTTGCGTAGTCGGTAATCAGCCTCAGTCATCAAGGCCAGCCACTCACGGTCATCCATAGCCTTAACGCCGTTGCTAGGAAGCGGCTTGCTGGCTTCCTCACGGACGTTCTGTGCGAAACCATTAGCCCTGCCGCCGCGCTTCAAGGCCAGCTTGTAACGCTCTTTGTCAGCTTGATTGAGAGGCCGCTTGTGGCGCTTAGCGTCCTCTGCAAGCTCCACAACAAAGTCATCCAGCTTATCGCTCCTGCGATGGTCAACAGACTGATAACTCTCCCCTGGCGGCATAACGGCATCCCAGCCAAGGCCAATCGCCGTGAGAACGTCTAACGCGCCGCACCCTGCGTGACAGTTGATTAGCACTCGCTCATCGGCAAGCTCTGTGATTTTCAAAGATGGTGAGCCATCGTTATGTGCAGGACAGCAGGCCATCCACACGTTGTCTCCAACAGCTCGGTATTTACTCAAACGGTCAAGAATCTGCTTTGCAGACATAGAACCCCCCAGACTGTATAATTACAGGCGCAATCCCCTCGGTTGCACCCTCCCTTTTAGCCCCCTAACGGGGGCTTTTTTCTTCGACGAACTCAGACAAGCTCATCCCCAAGGCTTCGGATATTGCCATAGCCGTGCTGACGCGCATATCTGTTTGCTTGCGCCAGCGGCTAATGTGTTGCGGCGCTTTGTTTACACGCCGCGCCAGTTCCACACTGCTCAACCCTTGCCGTTGTTGCTCCTCACGGAGTCGATTACCTAAGTTCAAAATGGAATATCCTCGCTTGATTTCTTGCCCTCAGAACGGCCTTCGGGCTTCCAGTTGTCAATGACTGCGTAGCCCTTGCCACCCTTGCTCACCTTCATGTCCATGTTGATCCACTCGGTGTCAGGATTCTGCTTGAGGTAGCCTTGCATCCACTCACGGAACTGCGCCACGTTGATACTGGCCTTGCCAATCACAAAGCTCGGCGCGTTGTCGTGCTTAGGCTTGGGGTAAATCCCGCCAATCATGTCATCCATTGATTATCTCCTTCCTTGCTTGGTTTACTTCATTAGAGCGCAAGTACGCCCTCTCCTCGGTAGTGAATACACCACCCTTTGACGGAGCTATCCAAAGCGCGTGCTTGCTATCTTCGTCTAGCTCCAGCCATCCCTCTGCAAACATCAAAGCGTCCTGAGCCTCAAATGCCTGCTTCATATAGCCGATGTTCTGCCAGTGATTCCTCACAGCTTCATTGTGCGTCATTAGCTCCTGCACCTTTTCCTGTAGCTCATTACGGGCCTTGCCCTGCTCCGTAAAGTCGTCGGCCTCATCCTCCGCGTAGACCTCACCGTGAACGCCAATGAGTTTCAGTATTACCCGATCCTTGGCCCGCTTCTCAGCCATGGCGCAGTAGTATTTGTTGTGGCTGGTAGAGGCAGACGCCTCACCTACAGACCACTCGCTCATGCCATCAACGTGGCCCGTGACACAGAGTGCCACATACTCAGGGCTAACCGTAAGCACCTGCGGCGCGTCAAACTTGATGCCCATCTGCGCGGCAATCCGCTCAAGGGCGAAATGCTTTACCGACCACGTTCCTGGGCGCACTTCCCAGCAGGCAGAGTCCCTAGTAAGGCCCAAGGCTTTAAGTTGCTCCTTGACCTTCTCCGGTATGTCAGAGGCCATGTTGCACCTCCGACCTGCGATCCTGCATCTGAGACAGGGCATAGCCATCACCAAACCCTTGGCTGTATGCCTCCGACATCTTGGGCTTGTCAGGCAGGCCGCCAAAGTAGCCGTCATCAAATCCCCTGAGAAAGTCCCGCTTAACTTGCTGGCGGTAATCTTCCCAGCGTTCCATCACTACGGCATCAGGCCGCAAATTATCCCCATGCAACTGCATGTTCTTCCTCCTCTAGTAGCCACTCGTGGGCGTTCTTTTTTATGTATCGGTAAATGCTGTCAGCCGTGCGCTCTAAGACACCGCAGGCGTTTACATTATCCATGACCTGCACAATCCATTCCAGTTGATGATCTATCACGGCAGGGCAGACATCATCCATCCAGCCAGCGTGATCGGTGAAAAACGCTAGAGCTAGATCAGCCCTAAAGCCAGCGTCTTTATTTGCCACATGATCGAGAACCGTAGGATGGTCACGCCAGTTAGGGCGTCTTTCATCCAGCACGGCAATCAGGTCAACTGCTCTGTTATTCACATTCCCTCTCCTTTTTGAATTTATATTCCATGGCGTTGCGCCATAGCCATTCGATTGGCTTGAGTTGGTCAACGTCCATGACCATACGCTCTCCATAGCCAAAGTCATGTTTGTATGACTCCCACTCAAACACGTTGCGACTAACGCAACCGTTTATCCTCATCACATCGTCGTGCTGAGTCCTGCCAACCAGGACAGCGGTATCAGCCTTGAACTTTTCCATGCTGTCAAAGATCAGGGGGCCGCGTTCCTTGTTGGTAAACTTAACATCAATACTGATGTCATTGAACCAAAGGTCAATACCGCCATCCGTCAGTACGTTGACCACTGGCGGTTCCACATGGAACAAACGCGCAACAGCAAACTCAGCCTTGAAGCCAAAGACGTTGGCCTCCACTCGGCTCTGCTGTTCGTTTTCTAGCCGTGGTGGAAAGCCCTGCATTTCGCAGAGCTTCACGGTGTCCGCACCCATCAACTCAGACGCGTGAACGTCCTGCTTTGACAGCTTAATTAGCACTTAACCTTGACCACCCGTGTGACAGTCCACTTGTTCTCCCTATGGTTGGCGTGCCACACGGCACGATTACCCCAGACCGGAGCCTTGAGGCAGTCAGCCCAATCACGATTGATTAACTCAGGCACGCCGTCAGCCATCTTTTCATCAATGGCAAACTGGCTGTCCCGTGATTGAACCATCCAGATGTGGCGGCGGTAATCTCTCTCGATCTTTGTCATTTCTATCCCCTCGGTTAAGGGCCGCTTACGCGGCCTTGGCCCAGTACCCGTAAACCATCTTGCGGGTAGAGTCGAATGTGTCATGGCAGTCGCCGTTGACTACGCAGACGTAGTGCTTGGATTGCCTGGCGATGTAAACGCCTTCTGGCAGATCCCTTGCGTAGGCTTTGCGTCCGACAAACTTTGGCGCTGATACCCAGTGCCAGCCAATGCTGTTAAGGCAGGCTTCGTACTCATCCTTGTAGATGCCCTTGCTCAGTGGCATCGACACGAACTGCTTGAGAAGTCGTTCTGCTTTAGACCACTCCATGCCGGTGGCGATAGCCAGAGCGCGAACGCCGCAGTATCGGTTGCCTTTGCGAGTGGTGTTGCCGTCGTTGAATATGTGCATTGTTGCTCTCCCTTAAACTTGGCTGTGTCCCCAGCCGATGAGTACAGATTATAGATCAACATCGGTGATGTCAACACCTCTGATGATAAAAAAGGCGAAAAAATTAGAATTTGTTGTTATATAAAGGAGTTTTTAATATGACCAGATGGTTGGTCTTGGGCCTTGGGTGTCTATATCAAGGTGGATAAATCGGGCGGCACCCTTCTGGTTTACCCCGATACGCGGTACACCATGCCTCAGAGCCACCTCTACCAGCTTCAGAGCGCGTTCCCCGCGTACCCCTATGTCTACCCCTACCCCACGGTTATGAGCCCCCAGAGGCCGTCCTGTGGCCTTCTTAGCGGCCTCTATAGGATGCTTCTCACACCTGTAGCCAGAGGTGACAGGTAGCGGGAATCCGCACTCCTCCCTGATCTGGTTGAGGATGTACAGAAACTCATCGGCAAACTTGTACCGCCCACAACAAGTGCAGGCCAGCTCATCTTCTGTGAAGTAGCTCATCTTTTCGTGAGTAGCTGAGAAATCTTGTCAGCGCCACGGATGCCAAAGCTGGCAAAGACGGCTAGGTAAAGGAGATATTGATACCACTCTGGCAAAGCATTGAGTTGTGCAAATGCCAGCCCCACGCGGTCGATGATTTCGGGGTCGTTCATAACTACACCGTAGATGATCGCCAGGATGGGCAGGGACAACAAAATGGTGAACCACTCATCTTTCCATGACTGATTCGTCGCCTCTGCCATCTTAGCTTCCCAAAGTGCCGTGTTGGACAACACCTGCATCTGAGCTGAATGCTTGGCTTGAGATTTTTCGCGCTGGCCTGCGAGCCAGTCAGTAACCAGACCCGCAACAGGGCCAATTAACGCAGAGAGCATTGTTTACATTTCCCCGACTTCCAAATTACAATGGTGACGCAGTGAAGGTACAGGTATATCTCTGCTTGACTGCATTTTTGATAGTGGATAGTGGTTAATGGATTGGGGGCTTCGGCCCCCTTTTTATTGCTTGTCAGCCTTGTCGTCTAGCTTCTCAAGAATTTTGTCCAGCTTATCCTTGATGTCCTTAATCTCACGATCATGGGCCTGGCGCGCCATATCTGTTTCTGTCCTAAGAACGGCTAACTGAGTAGCGTGGTCTTGCTGTCTGACAAACATGAGCCAAACAAAACCTGCTATTGGCATGACTACCCATCTTAAAACCGTCTCTAGAACATCCATTACGCCGCGCCTTTTAGCAGGTTTGAAGCTCTTTTAATGTCAGCCTCGTGCGCTTTTTTGCAGTGATCCGCGCCAAACGGGTAAAAGAGCAAATTAATGACAATGTGCATTTTACCCCAAAACCAGTGATGCTTCTGCCTATAACTTCTGCCTGATAGAGATTCATTAGGATTGTCGCTTAGAAATACAACGACATTGATTAGCTGAGATAGTGCATCGCCACAGCGATGGAGATAAGCACCAATCCCAAAATACCAATCATGACTGCTACCAGTAACGCGCCACATACCAATACCCCCTCACAGATACCAGAAATCAATTACAGGTCACCGTGGCAGACCCATCAGCCGCAGTAGTCACATTACAGGTTACAGGATCAGGAATCGTATCCAGCATATTTTCAAGGCTCTGCGTGTACGATGACCACACACTGCTATAGAGCGCGTTATTACCCGCGTCCAGAGTAATCATGCCGTCAATAGCTTCTGTGCCGAATGTGGTGAGATTGTCCATGCCAATAGTGCCAAGAGTTACCGCGCCATCAATGCCCGCCGTTGCAATCGCTGTGTTTGCATCAAAGCCAGCAGTGCCCATATCGAGAAGGTTATCCATGCCAGTAGTACCTAGATTAACCATACCGTCGATGAATGGCGTGTAGTCAATGTTGCCAAGCGCGTCATACCCGCCAAGCGCCACCTCTCCCGTGGTTGCGTTAGACGCAACGAAAGACCCGTAGAGAGCCTGCTGGGTTTCAGCATCAGCGGAGATTCGCGCGAGGTCGACTTGCGCGTTATAGCGCGCCATGGTTTTGGTCGAATCCGTCTGCATCCACATCATGCCGAGATTGCTCACAGGAGCGGCGAGAACTGACGCCCATTGAAGCGCGGCAGACTGCTGGGGTATGGGCGTAACCGTTGGGGTCTGGGTAAGCGCCAGAGCCATCACAGCGGCGCTAGCGGCCTGTCCGTCACCTGCGGCGGCGATCTTAGAGAGTGCGTCGAATTTCGCTTGTGCGGCGGCGGCGTTAGCTTGCGCGGCCTTCTCGACAGCCTGATAGTAATCAGTCGCGACGGTTGAGCATCCCGCCAGTAATGCAAAACAAAAAACCACCGTGGACTTGTACATATCAATTACCCTTCGTTATGTAATCATGCGCGACATACGCAAGCACCGCGCTCAGTACAGCAGTCGTGATCGCCTCTGCCGTAGGAAACAGGAAGTGCGTTGGATGAACCCAGAGGTCACTAACAAATACACCGCCACCAAATGACAGTGCGCCGCCTAGTCTCTGGCTGGCAATTTTCTCAAGTCGTGGCGCGTATACCATAGCCGCGAATATGACAGACGCAGACGTTGCAGTCTTGGCCGCCTTAATCCAGTGCGGCACATCTACGGCAGTAATGTCACCCTGCACCATCATCAGCAAACAGCTAATGAAAGCCGCCAGCCATTTACCCTCAATTCCCCTCAGCTTCTTCATCGCTTTCCACCTGTGGCGCGGCCTGTTGCTGAATCTTAACAACAAGCGGCCATGCGTTTGACTTAGTTGGCAGATCACCCAGTACCGTCATAATCGCCTCAACCTCATCCTGCTCTAGCTCCAGCTTAATCACCACGGCACCCCCGTCCCGTGAGTCGGCGCGGCCTTCTCTGCAATCTGTGCGTCTACAGAGGCTTGCACACGATCAACCTCGCTTTCTTCGCCTTCCTCAGCCTGTGCAACCATACTTGCTGTCATCCACGACAGGACAGTGAACTCGTCTAGGTTATCCCATGCAGTGAAGTTATCAGGATCAGGCGCAGACAAGCCGTGAGTGCCGTATGAGTAACCTGAGTTACCGTTCTCGTCCTCTTTGGAGCAAGTCCAGTGAACAGTCGTCACCACGTTAGCTAGACCATCTTGTGATACGGCGTAGTCCAGTGCCGCTACTTTCCATTGGTACGACATTAGTTTCCTCCCT